TATTGAAAGCGAAGTTTTCAGTTCCAGTACCGTAGTCAGAGGAAGATACGGAACCTCCAACCTCATCTCTATCCCAGAAGGAATGGTGATCCCCCATATCCTCCATGATAATATTTGATCCGTTATTAGCAACTAAGCAAGCTCTAGTCGCATGAAGCTCGACAGCCGTGTGGTTTTGTGAATCTTCAAGGCCCCAACCGCTAACATCGATGTTAGCACCGTCTTCAGTTTTGTGGGGCTCGAACTTTATTGTGGAGTTTGCGTCAGCTAAAACATCGACACCAAACTGTCCTATTAAGGTAGGACCGCTAAACCTACAGCTAGAGTTGTTATTAACGGAAATACCTGCGGACTTTACTTGATTTAGAACACCCTCAGGACCTATCAGTATAGAGGCTGCGTGCTTTCCTCCTCTAAACAAGGCTTCTGAATTATTGTTAGCTCTAAGCAAACATCCGTCTACGAAACTGGCTCTCTTATATTCGATTGGAGATCCAGTTCCACCTGGGGAAACTAACCTTCCATAAACAATCTCACACTTAGAGTTGTCTAGGTCAATGCCTGGGGAAGTATTTGATTGAGAGAACCCAGACACATCAACTCCCATGTTTAGAGAGAAGGTAGAGTAAGGAGAGCTTGTGTAAGCCTGCTCATGTGTCTCTGGTTTGAATGACGAGTTAACCATCTTAAGGTGCCTGCCGTTTGAACAGAAACCTATTTGATAGTTGTGAGATAGCGTTTGAGTTTCGTTAAGAGCAACCAGAGTTTCTCTACCACCTACGGTATTGTAAACAACATTAGAGTTCAGGAGGTTCATTCCGAAGTCCTGATTAAGCTCAACCCACATATTGTCTAGTCTAACAGTAGAACCGAAGCCCTTTAACCCTGTCTTGTTACCATACAAGGACAAGTATCCTTTAAGGTCTATTGTAGAATTTCTAGCGTCTATACCTGTAAGGTTATACGATGAGTTAATGATGGTGTAATCAGGATCATCGTTTCTAGACTGACCTCCAGTTAGAACGGAGTTGTCCAGCAGGATTCCAGTATCATGGTTCTGAATGTTAAAGAAGTAGTCGAGACCTGATACATAGGTGTCAGGCTTGATTACGATCTCGCTATTAACAACCTTAAGACCGTAGGTATCCCTACCGTGTCGAGTCGTGGTGGTAAGGGGCTCATAGTTTCTACTAGAAGCAAACCCTCTTCTCAAGTATACCTTTGAGTTTTCAATAAGGCATCCTACCTCTTTAGATCTCATGGACCCGCAATGCTCCAAGGTCACATTTTCACAGTTAGAAACCTTGATTCCAACTGTGCCGCTCATTGAAGACTCACTATCATCGTAAGTATAAGGTTCGGAGTAGGAGTCTCCTGCGGGGTCAGTGATAAATCCTCTAATGAAAATAGGACCATCACAGTTTGATATGTTAATGTGCCTTAAATAGTTTGAGGTAAAGAATCCGTGTATAGGATCATCAGAATTGTTGGGTACAACAGTTCTTCTTATAAATGTACCGTCAGTCTCAGCAAAGGTAGAAGCGTCTAAGGTTTCCCATGTTCCTTCCGATCCTATGCCAGATCTTGCGGGTATAGGATAGAAAACCCTAAGGGTGTTCAGTTTGTCGTGTATACCTTCAGTCATCCTGTCTGGTCTGTATGAAGCTGCGTTGCCGTCATACGCTACCTGACAAAAAGCCCTAGCGGGATACTTTCCCGAAATAGTTGCTTGATTGAATAGATCCGCAATGTTAGCTGATGCTAATAGACAAGAAGTATCTTGTTGAGTTTGATACATGTCCGTGGAGGATACTGCTACAACGGAATCATTTAGAACTGTCCTAGAATAGGAACTTGCGCTGTAAGATGTAAGCTTTAATCTGTTTATAATCTCAAGCTTTCCGTCACCCTCGCACTTAATATTATCAAGGTCTAGCCCGCCTGCATCTCCTGAAACACAAACCTCAATAAGGGTTGGCATTCTAATGATTTCAGGAAGTGCCTTGATAGCAGATGAAAGATCAGTAAAGAAGTTACAGCTAACATCTAGCTCCGTAGGGATAGAGGATGATACCGCGAGCACCATTCCTGGTATGGACGAAGTAGGCCACCCTAGCTTCTCCCAAAGGTAGTCCGTCCGCTCCTCTAAATCATAAAGGGGAAGGTTGTCCTGCTCCCAGTTGTAGAAAGAGCTAGTGTCATGCTTGGTTACGAATGGGTTCCAGTAGTCGCTTAATAGGACCCCTGAACTTACCGTATATAAATCGTCTGAGTTGAATGCCATTTTAGAATTGTATTGTCCAAACAAATATTAACGAGAAAGATCTCGTTTTTCTTATACCAGGGAACGGTCTGTAAGCGACTAGGATAGGTGCATGAGGATCAAGACCCCTAGGGTTTCTCATAAAGAGTCCGATCTCATCAATATCCTCGTCAACATTTAAAGTATTAGGGTCTAAGACTAAAGTAAACCTTACTGAGGTTGGGGTTACTTTATGTATATTACTAAATTTTATTCTTGGGAAATCCTTTGCAAGACCTAAAGAACCGTCCTCTATGGGAGTAAACTGCTCTATAACAAGACCCGCATTAGCGCCGTAATCCGCCTCATCGAACTGGCCGTTAAGCGTGAAGGAAGAAGCTCCGTAATTAGTAGTATCCCCACCAGAGCCACATGCGAAGTTTAGAATCTGATATCCAAGGATGGATTGGCTACCTGAAGCTGAGAATAAATGAGACAGGGCCACACCCATGCCTGATGTAATGACATTATTCTCCTCCCACACCAATTCTTTAGTGTGATCATCTTCGTAGATCTTCCAGATCTCTACATGCCCTTTGGGCTTAAGCTCTTTGGTAACGCTCATGGCTATACTTAATTATATACTTCTTGTGAATACTGAAAGCGAGTTTGCTAACCTCATTGAAAATCTATTGACCAGTCGATATCCACGGAAAACTGGTCCGTCTTAGCAATAGAGTGTTGTAGTATCTTGTATGCCGACAAAACAGGTCTATCATCGGATCTGAATTTCCTAGGATTTCTAATAAAAAGACCAAACTCTTTAAGATCCTGCCCTACCGCAGCCCCTTCATCTATATTAAGTTTTATGTGTATGGCGTCCTCGACAAATCTAGCCGTGGAGGATTTCTCTAGCAGAGCTACTGGCTGATCCTCGTAAATATACGAAAGGTCCGCAGGGGCTAAAAACTGCTCCTCGACCGTTATTATCTGCTTCTCTTCGACATGAACCGTAGTATCAGTGCCATACTCTGCATAAGTTAAAGGAGTTGAGAGTTCATAGAAGTTATTCTCGACATCCTCTGGTAGAAGATCCTCCCATCCGTCAAACTGTTCGTCCGTTAAGGAACCCGTTTCCACATAAGAGCTTGTTCCCATTTGAAAATATGCAAATTGAAAGTCCGATACATTTCCGTCGAATAGCTCTGAATTGGTAGTAAATAGGTTAACTAAAGCCAACCCTAACCCGTCTGTAATTATATTACACTCCTCAGAGCAGACTTGCTCCTTAGTGCCATCCTTGTAAACCTTCGTTATTGTTACGCTACCTTTCATAGGAATTTCAATCTCCATATAACCCTAACATCACCATGGTTGTTTAGACCTTGGTTAGTGCCTTCATCCCTAGACACCACGATATTGTCGTTGAATGTTTTCCTTGCTATCAACTTCTTTTTGAACTCATCGCCTGCGTCTACATCTTTATTGTATGGAGGCTGTGTGTTGAGGTCTCTCAAGGTTTTTTCTAGATCAAGGGTGTATAGCCCTGCTTCAAATATACCTCCATAGAAGTTAGATACAATTGCGTCAGGTTGGGGTATGATAGTTACACAAGATATTTCTCCAACAGAGGAGAAGTCTGCGTTTGCTGATACTATCAACCTGCCTGACGCATCCGCCGTATCTCCAAGAGTGGGGTAGTAAGCCCTAATAAACCCGTCCTTATCCATGGTTCTTAAGGATGCATAAGACCCGCTGACGCCCACTGCGGATGCCGTTAAAGAGCTAAAATCATTTCCTTGCACAGATGCTACCGTGATACCGCTAGTTGGAGCGTAGCATCCTATATGATAACTTAAATTATCTGAAACGATAGAGGATGCGCCACTTCCTACATCCCATCCCACTAAGTAACTACTTACATAAATATCATCGAACGAGTTGAAGTTTTTATTATGATACCCATCTATGACAAGATCGGAGATGTCTTCCACAGAATACACAGCATGAGGTTCTAGTTCTGTGTTTATAGGATTAGGCATCTCGGGGGCACTAGCTACAGCGTTGTAGGCTGAAGTGTCCGTGTAAAGAGTTCCTACTGAGTTACTACCTAGCATGATGCCAGATAAAGATACTGGAGTAGTGAACTCAGAGTAATTAGTTATTTGAGACTCCGCTAAGGTGGGCTCGTAATCAGTTGGAAAATTACTCATTACAGCCATAGGTCGTGAAACATAAACACTGCCTAGAGAATCCCTAACATCAGGGTTAGTAAAACCAAGACCTGTGGCATCAAAAGGAAGTGAAGGATATATTCTAACTCTATGTACGGAACCTGATCCCGTGTCTGACCTAGGAACAACACAAGCTCTATACCATCCGTTTCCTAGATTTTTTAAGAATCCTGTTGAGAACTGTGAGTTGGGAGTAAGATCCCTATTGGAGTCTAAAAGGTCTGCGTTACCACTAGCATCCCATTTGACAACTAGATAAGTATCGGTCCCGTTTTGGTCTAGACCGATTGTACTATACCTTGTCCCGCTAACCTTGTCAGGAGGAAGTTCTGGCCTGTACTTTAAATCTATGGAGAAAGAGATTTTATCATCCTTACCGTCAGTCTCTTTTCCATTAAGCGCGGTATCCTGGCATAAAGACTTTCCTTCCTTATCGGTTGATATGGCACTTGCAGTTAGGAGGAATACATTGCTACTTGTATCGGGAGCAGTCTCGTCGCTTACCGCGCTGACGCCGAGATTGAAGCTTTCCCAAGATGCGTTGGTTAAGTCTTCTGAGTAATCTATAGCATTTATGTTATAGAACTTATGCTCGTTATGTAAGTATCCTAGAGTTCCTTTTCCAAAAGCAAGTGCTTGAATTGTAAAGTTAGAAGCATCTAGCCTTGCTTGAACATCCTCAGAGGTTCCGCGAGCACCTTCAGCAACTATAGATGAAGGGGTTGTAAGAAGTGAAACCATAGTCTCACCGAACCCGTCCATGATAAGGTTATCTTCTTTTAGAATAGTTTGGGCAACACCATCAACTATTGATACAATCTCTACTTCACCCTTCATCAGTTGTAAAACTCCAATTCATTATATCTGTTGTCAGTGAACCAAGTTGTGTCATTTTGATAAGAAGCAGGATGTATTCTGTAATTCATCCTTCCACCACCGCTGGTTCCGTAAAGGTCCTCAGTCTTAGAGTTATCCCTAGAAGATATCTCTTCAGAAACATATCTAAAGTGTCTAAAGGCTCTAAGTAAGTTTTCTGGCGACACGGGATATTGTACTACATCCTCAACAACCATATGGCTTCCTAACTCTAACCCTTGCATACCTAGCTCTTCTGGGGAAAGTAGATAGTCTCCTTGTTGAGCAAACTCGCCCACATATTTTGTTGTATCTATGAAAACCTCTGTAGAGGGTGAATCTGTAAGAAGATCCTCAGTTACCCAACGAGACTTTATGTATGCATATACTTTAGAATACAGCTTTGGTTTCTCAGGTGTTTGAACTACAGGAGAAGTGAAAGCGTATGTAATCTTCTCTCCATTTAGCAGTATTTCACCATCCTCGTTGACATACATTGCGGTCCCACTAGGAACAGTAGATCCATCAGGTTTATAGAAAAGTATTGATGACACAGTTGCTTGCTCTGCTTTAGAGAAGTCTGGTATCTCGACTACTTCATTTGTTTTGGTGCAGTAGTTGAAGTAATTGTCAACTATTTGCATACCAGTGTACATCCAGTATTTTCTAGAGTTAGCCGCTGTATCGGACTCAGGCGCAGTGATTGGGAAAACCTCCACAACATAGCTCTGGTCAAGCCTATGCACTTGATTATGCGCTTGGAAGTAATTTAAAGGAACCTTCACGGGTCGGTTCTTTGTATCAAACTTAATTTTATTAACCGTCAAGTTACTAGCGTCAAGGGATAGTAATGAAAGCTTTGCAGGCTCACTGTCCTCGTAGCAGGGTATTACATTTTCTAAAACACTGTCCTGCTGCATATCAAAAGTATGAGCAAGTTCGTTCTTAGTTCTAGTTATCCCGTTTCTATTTCCTGTAATATAAGATGCATCGTACATCTTCCAGGTTCCATCGGGCATGTAGTTCCAAAAAACCTTGTTACCGTTAACATCATTCTCAGGAACAGTATGAATCCAAACACCTAAGGTTCCTCCTCCGATTCTGTTGCTATACTCTTCAAGGAACTGTGAGCTTACCTCGAAACTGAAATCGTGCTCAGGAACTAGCTTGTTGATTCTTGGACCGTATGAACCTCCACCACCATTATCAGAACCTATGTGATACCTTAGTCTAGGCAGACCGTGAATAGGCTTCATAGTAATAAAGTTCTTGCCTACTAAATGAGTAGGACCTCCAAGAATACTTCTATCAGCAGATAAGTTGAAGCAGGACATTACATTTCCTGTTGGAGTTCTTAAATCAACCACCTCTACTCCACTTAACATACCAAAGGATCGCTTTTCCGCTTGCTCTCCTACATACAGGTCAGCTAAAGTATTACCGTCATAAGCATCAACTAAACTTGCATTAGCTAGAGAGAACACATATTCATCAGATACGGCTCCTGATATCCTGTTATGAGAACTATCGTACTCTGATCCTCTAACAGTTAGTTTTGCATTATACGCAAGTGGACCGAACGCATGGGATATGACACTAAGTCCTCCATCCTCAAGCGAATTCAACTCAGCGTCCGCAACTGGGTGATTCCCTAGCTGCTTTATGTAAGCATCGTACAGTCTGTGAATCCCTGCGAAGAGGCTCTTACACCCAGGCTTCGTCTGACCGAACTCAAAATCGTAGTAGTTTGATATTGAATCCTCACCAGTATTCATGAGATAATTGGTCAAGCTTTCCACGCTATCTCTAAACGAAGAGGTGTCCAGTAATCTGCTATTCCTTTCGTATATTGCAGCGGCTTTAGCCCTAGTCTTCTCTTCTATTAATTTGTTAATTAGAATCACAACCTCCGAAAGATTGCTTCTATCAACAAAGAAATGCTCTTGATCTTTTTCTATACTGGAGGTGTTGGCATAAGTTTGAGCACCTCTTATTTCGTAACAGGCCGAAGTCTCCACACCCTTGTATATTGATGAAGAGTCTACTGTTTCACACTTATCCCACACACCACTTACAGGGAATACTACTGGAGTATAGCTGTAAGAACTCGTCTGCCAACCTAGAGGTAAGAACTCATAGGATGCATCATCAGAGGGGTTAGGGTCATAAGTTACAGTTGTGGATGATACGCCGTTATAGAAAGTTGGTTGGTTGTAACCTGTTCTAGCGTACCACTCACCTTTTGTTAAAGTCTTGGAGTGATCTCTTCTGCGTACTGCTGTTCTAGGAGCTTCAGCGGTGTAAGGTCCTGATGCAGTTAAAGGGTTTCTAGTAGTCCTAGCCTGACCGAAGATAATCTGCTCCCTCTTAAAGCATGGTAAGAGCCCGTGAATAATATGAGTCTTAGTAGGATCCTCTACAAAGGAAGGCGTGTAAATATCTCTGCCTCTTAAACCTAAGGATGAATCTCTCATGTCTAGGCTAGAAGCTTGCCACGATGCAGTCAGTCCAGAAGGTGCTTGAAGCTCAACTAGAGAATACTTTACCTTTGGGAAAAAGTAATCTCCTGACGATATCTGTTCGACACCACTTATATCAACATGCACCCTAGGTATAGCCTTAGCTGGGCTGAAGTCTTCGACGGAAGCCAGAGAGTTAGTGAAGTCGTATCGGTTATAGTTTGGTGATTGGAAGAAGTCCATATCAAACCCTCCTCCCGATACAGTGAAGTCGAAGTGAGAAGATTTAGCATTCCACATAGGAAGATACTTCAATCTTCTCTTATCAAAACTGTTGATTATGTGGTCATGATTGGGTGGAGTATTTAGAACATCTGTAAAAAACAGGAAGGTACTGTTGTATTTCTTTATAGGCTGATTGCCAGATACAGTGTTACTTAGTACGAATGTTTTAAAGGTATCCACATACTGAGAACTTACCCCTAAACACTTTAACTCCTCTGAAAAGAAGCTTACTAGGTCCTCGTTTAGATCGCAGTCCGTATAAAACTTTTCTTCTTCCCAAGGTGGTATCTCGAAAGCACGACCTCTGTAATTAAACCTAAAGCTTCGGTCTTCTGGGTTGAACCTATACCCTCTGATGTTGAATAAATCAGGAAACCTTTTTACTGCTCTAAGCAAGATATGATCAACAGTATATCTTATATTTGTCTCTAAGTTAGCAGGGTCATACTCCCCGTTGTTGAACTCAAGAGATTTTTTATGTGTCCATGACTCTAGGCTATCAAACTGAGGAGATGCTGTAGCTAAGAGATAGAACATTAGCTGGGGAATGTAGGACTCGTAGAACTCGGATATGGCCTCTTGGAAGTCTATGCCTGTCCCTGGTAGAATACTGTTGATAAGTGCTACCAGTCCATCCTTGGTTCCTTTCTTCTTGTAAAGGTCTACAGCATTTCTTAGCTGCCTTCTCCAAGACGATATGTCGTTGTTGTAAAACTTCCATCCTATAATGTCAGCTAGGTATGGAAGTAATTCGGGAGGACAATCATCTATAGACTTAACTGCTCTAAGCTTTTCGTTATACTCATTTATGTCGGCAAACATGAAGGATACGGCCTTCATGAATCTAGAGAAAGGCGCTTCTCTGCTCTCGCCATCGGGATACAATGATGAATCGAAATACTCTTGAAGTAAATCTCTCATGTAAGTATCATCTCCAGATGAATACTTATTCCCGTAGATTACATCAATTAAGGTAAGGTATCTATCTAGCTGTTGGCTTCCACTAGTCCAAGTGTCTATTCCAGAAGAGTAACTTGAATGAATGTAGTCACCGTATAACGGAGTTCCGTAAATCCACTCTCCTGCAAACTGTGTCCCTGATACGCTTCTACCGTCTTGGTTATACCAAAGAAACTTGAATACAGCTTTTATAGCGTCATTTAGAGTAAGGTTCTGACCTTGAAACAACTTTTCGCAATATAGATCAAGGAGAGCGGAGGATGGGTCGTAAAATTCTATTGACGCTGGGTTGGCTGCTGGGCCATACCCAGCGTCCTGATTTAGGTAGTAAAACCACGACAGGGCGTCTGAAAGATACTCATTAGTGCCGCTGGCCGTATTTGAGAAGGCACTTGCGGTAGTGTCATCTAGATCAACAAAAGTCGCGGGTCTTCTTTGTCTAATTCCAAACGCAGGAATGGTTGGCAGGAGAGTTCCTGAAAGGTAACTTTTAAACTCTGCTGATGTTGAGAAATCAGAAAAAGACTTGCCTACCTTATTAAGTATTTTTAGCTCGAAGTCCCTAGGAGAAAGCTCTGTTAAATTATTCTGGGGTACGAACAGTGCGGCCAATCCTGAAAAGGTGTTTAGATCAAAGTTACCTGCATCAAAGGTGCTTGAAAAGTTTATAGGTCTTCTACCAATAGACTTGTCGTAACTAGGGTTTGATTGAATACACCCATTTATAAGGTTAATTATTCCTGCGCTAACCTTGTCTATAGGATTAGTTTCAAACCCACTTAAATCAATATCCCTCTCCTTGTAAATAGAAGGAGTTAGAATATCAACTATCTCGTCGTAGTTTCTTTTGAAGTAGCGATTAGACATATTCTATATTTATAACAAGGTTATTTAGCTGAAGAATCTCGTTGAACTCCAGACGAATATCATTATCAAGGTTGTCTACGCGACAAATACGAACCTCATCTACATTATCGAAGACGGCTCGATTTATATCTGCTAGTAGAAGCCTCTCACCAAACTCTCTGTTGTCAACATTAAAGAAGTTGCTAACCTCGGTAGAGGCTTTTCTAATAATCTCTCCCTCCTTTGGTTTGAACTTATCAGAGACTGAAATTGTAACAACAAGGTCTACAGTTCTTATGAGTCCATCGACTAGCACTATTTCATCAGTCAGCATCTTCTTTCCCTCAACAGCTTGAAGGAATGCGTTCTTAAATGCTATTGAAGCCTTCTGTAGTTGATTGGTGGATGCTTTTTCAAGTATGAACAGGTCTACAATGTTTGCTGAAGAGTAGGACTTTCGCGCAGAAGCTGTGGCCTTGGCTGATGAACCTGTGGGGCCTACAAACCTTGCAGCAAATGATTTGTAGTCATCCAAAGAAACTAACCTATCCTGAGTTCTAAAGTTGAGTGGTCCGTACTTCTTCGCCTTATCGACTGTCTCCGCTTCTGCTCCTCCCGTGATTGCCTGAGTGTTTTCTACCTGAGCATTCTTGCCTGGGGTAGTAGTCCTTACTGTGCTGTTAATGTAGCTTCTAGGGACATTACCCCTAGTACCTCCACCTACTCTGTAAGTAATAACATAGTCAGAACTGTTTGGAGGAATCACACCATTAGTTCCATCTCCAAATATAACAGTGGCGCGGTAATCGTCATCATATTTTATTGAAAAGATTCTTTGATCCGTAGATGAAGCAGCATATAAACTATCTACTTCCACATAGGCACCGCTTGCGGTAGTGTCATCAGAATTTACAAATACCTGGACACTGCTTTCAATAACTGGGCCTTCAGTTAAGCCCACCTCTTTAACATTGTCTACTTCATTGAAAGGACCTGTTTCTCTAGCAAAGCTGCCCTCTAATAAAGCTAGGTTTGACCAAACACCTGGGGCATCAGCGTCAGCACTCTCTAAGGCTATAGTTGAATCAGAGTTTGGATCGTCTATTAATCCATTAGTTACTGTGTACAGAGTGTAAGTTACTGGCTGCCCGTCATCAGGAGAGGTAACTGTAATTACTCTATTTGCTGGCTCGATTACATAATCTCCAGCGGTATCTAAGGTTACTGTAGCACCGCCTGCACCTGCCACAGGACCTCTTAGCCTAATACCGATAAGCTCTAAAAGTTTCCTTACATTAACCCTGTCCTTGGCTGTCTTGATAAAGGATTCATGGGCTAACATATCACTTTTGTATGACATCACGCTGCCCATATAAGCTACTAGCTCGATAAACATCATGCCAAGGTCAGACTCTTCAAAGTTATTGTAATCGTTAGGATAAACCGCCTTTACATAATCAATAAGAGACTCTCTGAGAGTTGCGAAGTCTGTAGCCGTAAAGTCTACTAAATCTCCTCTGTACTCCTCGTCTACAGGAGATACCTTTAAGAAGTCTGACTTGGCTGTTGTGTATGGAATGTTACTCATAGTGTTACCTGCACATCCGCAATTGCGTTGGTGCCCGTATCTACAACGGACAGTTTTATCAAGATTCCTGAAAGACCAGAATACTTAACCGTGTCTACAGGACTTACTTTTAATTCTAAAATTTTAACGGTAGGGAGATAATTCTCAAGGCTTGCTACAATCTCGAACTCAATCTGGGTAGTCGCGTCCTCATCATAAGGATCGAAAAGAAATCTCCTTATACCTATCCCAAAGTTAGGGAGCATTACCCTCTCACCTTTATCAGTTAGCAGAAGTTGTGTTATCTGAGACTTTAAAAGGGCAGACCCGTACTCACTGGTCACATAGTTCTTAGTATTTTTTCCAAAAGGGTAGCCTACGCCCAAAATCTTGTCACTGTTAACAAGAGTTACAGACTTGTCTACCTCCCTACTAGGTTGTGATCCGTACAGTACCATCAGACATCTATATCCTCGAAGAATCCTTTGTGAGCCGTGTAGTTTTTATAAGCTTCACTTATATTTAGAGGCTTACTGTAAACTTTAAAACTTCCAATATGGCCTGTCAGACCGCTGTAGAAGCCATGGCTTGTAGACATAAAGCCCCCTGAACTGGCGTCCACAGGAATCCCGTCAGTCCAGCCTCCCCCTACAATCCAAGGAGTGAAGAATACATCATTGACAGGTCCGTTAGCAAAGTCTGTGGTTTGTTCATTAGTTAGCTTCGTGGTGTCATAGAAGAAACTAGGATCATCTGAATCCATGGGAGAGATAAAGGTAGGTATTCTGGCGGGCTCTTTCTCTGTAGTTCCGAAAACCTCGCTATACGCCTTGGACGCTAACAACTCTCCATTGAGGAATACTGAGATAAGATCATTTCTAACATCCATAGACACAGACAGATGGTAGAAGTCTGAAGATAGATCAAGAAGCCTGTAGCCGCTGGAAGTGGTGGCAGTTACATCAACTGACATATTGAGATATGTGTTAACTTGATTCTCGCAATCACCTGATCTTATAAACTCAACATCCGTACCGTTAATAGATTGAGTTGGAGCTATAAAGAAGCTTATCGAGCTTGTGGTTGAGGAAGTGTCTATATTTAAAGAAGCCCCTGGGTCTAGGTCTGTTCCCCTTGCTTGAACTGATTGCTGTGTTATCTGAGGATCTCTGGTGAATCCCATCAACATTCCCTTGACAGTCTTGGTCCCAAACTGACTCGATTGCGTTTCTGCGTTTCCTGTGAACGAGCCACCGATGTTCTCGTTTGCAAGTATTATCTTGTAGAAGTTGAAGTCTGTCCAACTTGCGTCTGAAGCTTGCAGGTTCATATCAGCGGATGCATCAGTAATCTCAAAGAAGTTTGAGGAGCCGCAGAAGTTAGGCATGTGAAGCCACATATCAAAAGAACATCCCGAAGTGTTATACATCAGGTTTTGCATCTCTTGTGTTTGTGGTAATCTTAAATAAGAGCCAAGCCCCGAAGGTGCGAAAGTTCCTTGTCCATCATTAAGATACGCATAACGAACTATCCCGTCCAGCTTAGGTATAGCCAGTCCGCTAACAAATACAGATTGGAGACTTTTTCCGACTAGCTGTGCGTTGTTGTACCCTGCCTCAGTGTGATGGTTTAGAATCTTAAACTCTGTTGAGTTGGGGCTCTCTACTTCAGGCACCAAGAATGAATAACAAGCTACTAAGGATTTGGTGGTGATGTCATCAGTTACCGTCAGTGCTGGGGATGTTGTAGAGGAGACTTCGTTCAGATCTACAATCGCTCCCGTGCCCATATCAGCCACCTCGATAGGATCGATAATTGTTCTTCGGTTGGCAGCAGTAGCTCTTACGAAAGTTGGTCTAATGGGAAGAACTATATCTTCAACCTCACCATGATCGAAAGTAAGTATGCGCTGCTTCTGAATGGATATGTTAAGGTTTATATTTCCAAGGTACGAGAAATCATTAACGGGTACTTCCCCTGGTCTAAAGAAGTTCTCAGTTCCAAATAAGTCTTGAGACTTAACAGCGACTTCAATCTGCTTCTTTCTCTTGTTTATCTTCCTGTCATACTCATCCAGGGTACTGAAGAGTTGTTGCTTTATGTTTATAATAAGAGCCGAGTCCTCTGTGTAACCAGAAGCCTCAAGCTTTTCTCTTTGCTTTTTTAGCTCATGAACCGCAACATTCTTCTGCCCAAATAAGGCAGTGAGGAAAGTATCCTTGTCGTAGTATATCTTTAGGTTATCTGAGTCATCAATCTGACCAACATCTAAAATGGTATCAAAATATCTCTCAAGCTCTTTGATAGAGAATGATGTACCCTTTCCTCCTAAGTTGGCGGGGTGTTCAAGTTTCCACTTACTTGGATCTGGTACGAATCCAATATCGGCTTCGGACGGTAAAGAACCACCTTGATATCTCCTGCCCTGGCTGTCATAGTACAGACCGTCTTCTGATAACAGGTACTGTCCTGATTTGGACTTAGGAGGGCCGTAGACGAGTCGGAAGATGGGTTCGACCTCACCATCATCCCCAACCGCAGAAGTCGTTATACCGTTCAATACGGGCTCTCTGGTGGGATCAGCGACTCGCTCCCTGATGATATCGTCAATGTTAGCTAGTTGGTTGTTTACGCTCTCAATGTACTCTAAAGCGTTTTGTATTTCAGCCTTAGCTACTACAAGAGAAACAGATGTGGGATACTTTGGACCAGAGTTATCGTTACCTTTGTCAAGCCATTGCTCAACCTGACTAATGCAGTCCTCTATCTGCTGTATAAATTCTTGAGCTACTTGGTAGTTCTCCCATAAGGCAGCGCCTGCGCCAGCCAAAGCTCCAAGGAACTCTCCTACCTCTCCTAGGAAATCAAGCTCACCGTTCTCTATACCATTCTTGGAGGACCCCGATAAGAAGACCAGTTTGCCCGTAGTGGTATCAAACTCAACAATTCCCGTATCTCGGAAGAGCTTCTTTACTGCGGTAGCCATAGCTGCCTGAGCAGCGGCCTTTCCTTTAATAAGACCCTGAGAGAATCCACCTAGCATGGAAGTTGGTAGCAAACTTAATATTTCCTTACTGAAATCGACTAGGCACTTAGGCGCACCGTATTGCATCCCTAGCTCACCTAAGGGATCATTCAGTAGATTTGGATTAAACTTAACCATTGGATAGTGCTCTCTGTTCGTCGTTAGTTAGCTCTGGTGAGGGGACTGCTACTGATCCAGGGTTGAGGTTGACCGTAGCTCCTTGAATATTTACATCTCCAGCAGCAGCAATGTTAATGTTCTGGTCGGATTGTAGGTTTATATCCTTACTTGCATTTACATTTACAGAACCGTTTGTTCGTAGTTGAATGACAGAATCGGGACCGTCCGCAACAAGAAAGATCCTTGAGTTGTCGGCATTAACCTTTATCACAATGTCATTGTGAAAGCTCTCCATGTTAATCTGTCCGCAAGCATTGTCCTCGTCGGAATCCTTCATAACATCTCTGGGAGATCTGTTAAAGATATCGATTCTTCTTCCGCCGTCTAGACATACATGAATGGACCCTTCTAAAGATAGAAGGTCTATATTTCTAGTAACATTCAACTCAGCAGACTCAGGACCCATCAACCCTTCGTATTGATCGCCTGTAAGCTTTAGCTTATCAAACCCGTTGTTGTTGTATAACCCGATGGAGTCGTTTTGTCCGTTGTCAGCGATAACCATTCTATGATCCGCCGCACCTTTTACGGATACGAACCTTTCATCATCCTTATTATTTCTCTTAGAGGATATTTCAATCCCATTACCGTCTCGGTTGAACCAACCCATGCTGTCTGGGCTTAATGAGTGTGAGTAAGGGTCTGTCTGACCAAAGTAAGGGATATTATCAGTTAAAGGAGTTTGTTTAGTCGTAGTCCCTTTAATCTCTTGAGTTCCGTCTACAACTGTTGATAAATAAACCCACTCATCTGAATTCGAGGGTTTTACAATTACAACAAGATCGGTTTCCTTAGGTATGGCAATAAACCCTCCAGACGAATTCTTGCTAGGAGTGCCGTACTTAACATTAACGATATCTCCAGAATCTACAAGGCCCACTTGTAGGTTACCTGCGTTTCTTCCATCCACATTATTCGTGACATGGCCTAGCTTTACTTGATATTCGCTTTTTTGTGAATCTATGTATTTCATTTGCCTAAGTCCTTGGAAAGAATGTTTGATGTGGTTGGGTCCTTTATGACGGTGAACTCCGAGTAAGCATCATTCTCTCCAATCACATGTTTAAATCCAGTAAACCTCCAGAACCCGCTGTAAATACTATTAACTATATTATCGGATCCGAACATTTCCACATCTACAGTGTTCTTAAATAATAGACAAAAATCATTTATGAGGTCTATTTCTGATAAGTTGAAGTAGGGCAAAGTCCTAAGGTTTGCTATGTAAGGCTTTGAGAAAAGCTTGTAGAAGTTCTCTATGTAGGAAGCCAAGATTACCGAAGGGGCCGACTCTGAAACATATGTAAGCCCTATGAACGCTGGGTCTGTTAAATGGTTAAACAGCTTCTGAGATAAATCATCAGTGTCTGTCATTTGAATACCTAGATTACCTGCGATCTTGCTTATCCTACTTTTATCCTTAAACATATCGTCTATGTATTTTTTCACATCCTCTTTCTTAAGAGACTCTTCATTTGTATCAGATGAATCCAAGATAAAATGCACAAGCTGTCTTATGGTATTACTGTAAGTGCTTAATAGTAACGATTGATTTTTTACAACAAATGAAAGGACATTAGGATTCTCTGTGTTAGCTCTAAATACAGGAATACCTAGTTCCGCAGCTTGTTGTTGATCCTCAGCAGAGATGTCGAAATCATCTGGTATTCTCGGATTGCCTTTCCCAGTCGCGTCCTTAAAATCAAAAAAGGCCAGTGCTGCTTTTTTTCTTAGGACAATATTTCGCATCTCTTTTGTGTAAGACCCAGTTAAATTAGACATTATGTAGGTTAAGTGATGATCTTCCGAATCTCCTAACTTAACATCCACGGAGGCTGCGTCCAACTTCGCGTAAAGTAATGCCTGTATAAGATAGTCATCACCCACGATCACCACGGGGCTTGTTGGGTCTGGAACTAGCTTAGGGAAAAACTTATTTAGTAATGCAATCTTATCTAGATTATTCTCAATTGTCAGTCTAGTCGTGAACAAATCTTGAAGATTACTTTTGTAATTCTTCAAGAACCTTAGAAGAGGGAAAAACTGATCGTTTACAGATTTAGCTTTTACATCATTTGCTATCTTCAATGAGTAGCTTTTAAACGACTGCTGACCTCCTTGTACTAGTTCTGAAGACACGGGAGATTCTTTATAAGTTTCTATAACATCGTCAACATCAGTTTGATCTCCTAACTCAAATCCCAAGGATGTCATAAACCTAAAGGATAACTCTTCTCGTTTTAAGTCTAATTGATTATATCTGCACTGTCCAAAGCGAGGTGAGGTATTTAAATCCTCGTCGCTTAGATCTATGTCATTTCCAAGAGAATTTAGAAAAATAATACAGTTAGCATACCCTAGCTTTTTTAAATACTTAGTAAGAAGTCTATAAACAGGTCCTTCTAAAGGGGCTTGCTTATCTACGAAATCGTACTGTAACTCTATATCTGTTAATCTAGTGGTTTCTCCTTGAACTGAAGACTCCCCTACACCTAAAATTCTTTGAAGTAAGCTAGGGTCATCATTCTCTACTTCAAAAAATCTAGTGTCATCAGTACCCATTATTTCGTTCAATGCGTCCACTGACTGAAAAGGGATATCTTCTCCAGGTGTTAGCTCTGTCCCTAATCCAGTTATAGATTCTACTACCTTTGCGAAAGGCTCCTCTACTTTAAATACTTCATAGTCCTCTGCTTGGGATGTAGGTTTAGCTTCAGGATATCCTACAATATCAGTTCCTACGAACTGAAGTTCTAATTTATTTGCAGAATCTAGCCCTTCTGAGTAAAAGGCGTTACTAATATTTACAACAAAGGGACCAGCCCAGTTCCTACTCTCAGTTCCTAGCCCATAAGATAGGTATACCTTAGTTGATGAATACTTAGATACTATAGCGTCTCTTTCTTCTCGGGTGAAGTCTCTTTTTTTTGAAGGAGATACCGTTAGCACTTCTTTAGTGTTAACTGCTGTGGGTTCATCAGGTAGCTCATTCTTTCTCTTATATATTTCTTTTAGAGCATCCTCAAAAGTATAAGAAAAAAGGGCTTGAAGAAACTCACCTGCTGGGTCTAGAAGAGTGAGGGAGAACATCCCTCCATTTGATCCTGAATTTATTTGATGAACAAAGTCTAAAAATATACCATCGGAAGGCTTGAATAAGTAAACACTTTGATCCCCTTCGGATGATTTAGTTCCAAAAGAAAAGAAATCGTTTAAGGCATCCCTACTAAAAGATAAAACGATATTAGCGGTAGGCACTAGATTATCATTATTTGATCTAGCCTTACCGTATTCATTTCTTAAGGATATCTTCTGTGGACTCATAGCTTTGGAATTCTTATAAAGTCTCCTGTATTGAACTTTTCAAAAGGATCATCTATGGCATTGAAATGAAGTAAGAACCACCAGAAGGCAGGACTATCGTAGAAAGTATTCGATGTAAGGTCTGGCCTATTAGCGTGATAGATAGGTATCTGTCCAATTTCAAACGCATAGTTATTAGGTATCTCTGATATTATATCATCCATATCAGAGGCAAGAGAAGTAGTTATACTCTTTCCCTTATGCTTTATTTCCTTTACTCCATAATCATATCTTGAAGCGTACTGAGTTACTTTCATCGTGGGTCCATTCCTTGAGAGGGTGATCCAAGCATGGACTCCCATCCACGGAGTCTATACTTTGAATTGTCAGAAGGTCTTATTTCCTTGAGGGTCATCGATACCGATATAATTCTTGGAAGCAAGGTTTTCTTGTCGTAGCCCGCGTTACCGTCATGAACGATATTGTATGATGTAGCTATGCAGGGAATATCCCTGTACATTAGACCGTGAGTCAGGTGAATTATAGGAGGGCCTTCTGTAGGGTTGGATGCATTATTAAGTACAGAAGACCTGATAAGGCTAGTCCACTCAGCGATCTTCCTAATAGCCTTGATTCTAACTTCATCAGATGCAGGAGTTACATCTACAAGATCATCAAGATTCCCTAGACCTGTAAATGAGTTGAAGCTAACATCAAAAGCCCTATTGCTTTGAAACTTTACAAGCTTCTCACGGTCGGAGAGAAGGTCTGCATACTTAGCCATCTCTTCCTGAACTATGTTTGAAGGAACGCCCAGCCACTGATCCTGCTCGCTAATAGCGGTGGTAGCAAACGCTTGAGCAGCGCCTAAGAATCTCCCTACAGGACCAAACCCTCCAGAACCTTTTAGATAAGCCTCCTTCATCTGCTCCTGAGTTTTCTGAGCGCATAACTGCTCATCAAAGTAATTACCGTGCTCTAAAATATTAGGAAGAGTTATATTAAAGTTAACTGTTAGCTCCCTAGAAGTAGCGCCTAGGTATGAAAACAATGATCCTGATCTACCGACTGGGTTGTACTCCGCAAGTCTTGAAGACTGTCTCTCATCCACAGAAACATTCTCTATGAACCTAAGAGTTCTGAAGTAGGTGTTCCCTTGGTTTACATATCTAAACTGTAGCTTAGATCTTTCCTCTAGTTTAGGTTCGATTACTTCTTGTGAAATTGCCATATCAACTACCTGCTAGTTCTTCTGTGATTCTTCCAAACCTATCCTCGCTTCCGTTTCTTCTTTGATCGTCCCTCATCTCTGTAAGTATTCTGGCGATCTCCCTGCTTTCAGGGTTTGATCTACGATTGATTAGAGAAAGCTCTCCTATGTTTGTTTCCATAAATCTTCTAGCAAACTCATTAAACCTAGTGTCTAGGTTAGGTCTTCTCATTCGTTCAAGTTCTGCTCTTTTAGCTTCCTCTGCTTGAATTCTTAACGAATCTTGAGAAGACTGGTTTATACTCTCAAGCTTGGATAGACTCATTTTTTCAATGGCGGCGGCTGCGGCTATACCGCCGACGATACCTACTAATCCAAGTGTTAAGGCGCTAAATCCAGCAGCGTTTACAACAAAGGTAGCAGTAGCAACAGCGGTCGCAAGACCTAAGGCTGTTAGGAGTCCCGCTAATCCCGCTCCAATAACAGCACCGTTCTCTTCTATGAATGAGGCTAGTTTGGGGATGTATTCTGTAAAGATTACTGAATTAGACAAAGCCTCGATAGCGACTGTTAATGTATTTAAAGTGGCGGCTGCTATCTGATCTAAGGGACCAGTTAACCTAGCCTTTAGGTCAGATATACTTTTATCAAAAGCATCCTCTTGTTCCTTAAGGAGTTGCTGTTGAGGATTTAATTTCTCAGCATTGTACAAGGCTTCTAGAAGCTGGACAAAATCTTGTCCAAATACATCATAAAGGGCTTTTGCATTTTCTAGCCCTTGACCTTGCGTCTGATCAGCCAATGCCTTACCTTGATCAATTAATCTTTGTAAGGCTATCGAAGGATCAACCTGACCTCCTGCTATGTCCTGTAACCCTAATGCTGCTAGTTTTTCAAAGTTATTAGGATCAAATACCTTATCAACAAGATTCTGTACATTACCTAGAGCAGACTTAGGTAATATCTTAGCAGCTTCGAGTAATATGCCTGAGGACTTCTGAAAACTGTCACCACCTAGAACAGCCAAGTTCAGATTATTTGAAAGACTATCTAAGGACCCTACTAAACGATCTATTGAAATACCTTGTTCAATCGAGGTATCCAGAAGACTCTTGTTTAGCTTCGTCAGGTTTTTCTGAGAAACTATTCCATTTCCAACAAGTCTCTCGTTTGTTTTAACAAGCCCTTCTATATTCTGACCTAAGACGGAAACTCTACCTGCTAAATTTAGCAACGCTTCGTTGTTAGGATCAAGCCCTGCGTCAATTAGCCTTGCTATGTTTTCATTAGCTGCCGCAAATCCTCCATCTAGAGTTTGTAGCTGTGCGAAAGTAAGGTCTGTGGCGTTATTTAGAAGTCTATTAGAGCTTATTAAGGACTCTTGTACTGGTATCATCCTCTGTAGCGAGGATGATAGACCAGCCATTGCTTTTGACAGAGCTTCGATCTGAAATAGAGTCTCAGTTCTTTTGTTTACTTGATCATCAGAAGCGTTAAGATCTGCTCTGCCGTCAGGACCAACCCCTAGAGCTTTACCTAACTGATTAAGGCTATTTACTACATCCTGCAAGTCTGCCATATTAATCCTCCAAGGGTGTATCGAATTCAATATCAACAGACCTGAAATCTATCTTGTGAATATCGAATGCTCTGTTCTGAATAAAAGTCCTAAATCTCCTGGGTCCAAATAAGGAAGAGAATAGATTATTTACTACTCCCTTTCCATAAGTTACAGACCTATTCTTATATATCGCACCCAGAATAACTTTAAGGGTTTCAGGACTGGATGGTACGATTGAGAAGGCTGCTACTAGCCTATTCTTAGTTGATAAATTTATACCATAGCCTGAGGGCATCCTAGCTGTCTCTGATATGATGGCTAAATGTTCTAAAGTCCTGGCTGCATAGGGTTTGTCTGGATTTCTGTACTTGAGGTACACTAGATCCCCTACCTTCAACGAGGAGTTAGTTAGGCTGGTCTTGCGGATAACCTTAGCCATTTGCACATCATCCTCCTCTCGGTCTACTCCAGAGAATAACGCCTCCCTCAGGAATTTGTAGATTTGTTTTGAAATCATGGGGTCAGGCCCGTATAATACATATATTAATATATAGATTAATGAGGAATGCAGATATAGAACTAATAGAGTTGTTAGATTTACTAGATTACACCTTTAGTGATGATTTTGTAGAGAAATGGAGATATAGGTTCTCTACTAAGTTCATTAAGAACTTTCAATACAGAATACTTAAAAGCCTACAAGAAAAGAAACCTGTAAAGGAGAAGTCTCTATACCTTTACCTTACAAAGAAGTGTAAGTACGCTGAAGAGCAGGTTGATGATTTCTTTGAGGCTATCGACATAACGCTCTATTATCCGATGGTGATCCCATGTACTGCGAAACGATAAGTAACTCAAAGCGTGAAACTTTCCGCCAGTGTCGTCTTAAGTATAAATATAACTATGTGAACCGTTACGAAGACACTGACCCAGGCAACACAGGCGCTCTGCACTTTGGATCTTTTATTCATGAGGTGTTTGAGCATTCTACCAACGCCACTTCCATCGACCAACTTTGGGCCAAGGCTAACGAGATAAAGGACAAGTACAAGTTCCCAGACAAGTACAACAAAGACATTGAGAAGTGCTTCAAGAACTTCCTTCGATTCAACGCATCACTTCCGAAGGAGTCCATTGTGGAGCATCACTTTACAGAGGAGATTGCTGATGGAATCAAACATGAGGGATATATTGATAGGATTATCAAAGCACCCACAGGCGATATCCTGGTTGTGGACTACAAGACATCCAGAAGAGAAAAGACTAAATTCGAACTCTTCAACGATAGCCAAGGGAAATCTTATGTCTACGCAGCACACAAGCTTACGGGTGTCCCTATACGAAACATTACCTTCGCCCACTATTATCCTCTATCAAACAATCTTGTCGCGGCTACCTACACCGAGGCGACTA